ACTCGTCAGGCCGGACACACATTCGTTATGGACGATGGAGATGTTAATGGCAGTAATCAATTAGTGAGATTGAGAACAGCATCCGGACATCAAATTCTAATGAACGACACAGCAGGAGTGGTCTATATTGCCAATGGTTCAGGCAATGTGTGGATGGAATTCGCACAAGATGGCACGGTGGACATATATTCACGATTAGGTTATAATCTAAGATCGGGTGGAGATATTAATTTTCATTCTGAAGGTAACATCAATATGTATGCCAACGGCAACATTAAAATGAAAGCCAATCAACATTTAGGAGAAGGCGATAATTTGATCAAAGGTATAATCAGTATGGACGGATCGGTTATTAATCAAATCGCTAGTCAGGGAATGAATGTTAGTGTGGACGACGGTTCATACACGCTTAGAGCCTCAAAGGATATTTTATCACAAGCTGCAGACGGTATGCAGATACATCAATCCACAGGACAATTCCATCTTATCGGTGGGCAGGTGCATTTTAACAGTATACCAGCAATATCAGACCTAATAACTCCACTGCAAAGATCCGGATTTAATCAACCAGGTGGTACAGGCACAAATGAAATACAAATAACAGATGTTACTCCATTATTAAAATCAGCAACAGGAATTCTTAAAGTGGATAGAACCATTCCAGGCATGTCGGGCATGCGAGTACCCACACACGAACCGTGGATATGGCATTCAGATTATGTGGTACGATTCCCAAGAGGATCCAACATAGCAGACAGCAACAATCCCGGCACCCCAGGATATCAAGCTCGACAGAATAGACTAAGTACCATCCCTGCTATACAGTTAGGACAATATGAAGCCGATCTAGAAGATTATCTAGCAGCAAATATTTCTAGTCCAACAGACGTTGCCGGCATACAGAGATTGACACAACAATTTACTGAAAATTATGCTGCCACCTATGGATTAAACACCAATGGTCCTTTTGCCATAACATCATCCACCGGCGGAGTTAGTGACGTGGCGTCTAAAATAGTACAAAATGCCAAGGCATTATTTTCAGGATCATCAGCTCAGGCTGCAGAGGTTAATCTTATACAAAATCAAACATTCCTTAATAATAATAATGGCACAATAACCATAGCCGGCAATCCTCAACTGGCAATGGCATCTTTGTATCCAGGACAGTATCCTGGTAATGTCACAGCAGGCGCCTTAATCAATAAAGCAATTAGTAATGTTTCTAATGCCACAGGAGCTAATCAATATTTCAATCCTCAGGCCATATCTCAAAATTTAGTCAATACAGGAATTAACAAAGGAATTAGTACAGGAGTAGATTATGCCACTGATTATTTGAAGAGCACCGAGCTTTACAAAATGGGCGCCCAGTATGCCAGCGAAATACAACAACAAGCAAATGTTTATATTGGGCAAACTTTCAATGTAGGCGATTATTCTTCTGCTGCGATAGAACAATGGTACAATCAAAGCACGGTTGGCAACGTCACGACCAATACCACATTAATTTCTACAATGACAAATTCTTTGGGAGAAAAAGTATTAACCACTATAGGCAGTGCAGAAAATTTTGTATCACAATTGTTTGATAATACGCCATTCAATGATGGTTGGGGATTAGGTTAACAGAGATTAAATAACAATATGGCAACTTCAGATCAAAACATAAACCCAAATCTACAACAAGTGTTCAAAGGATTCAGTTCTAGAGCAGAGCAAACCAATTTTCGCTTGTATGATTTCCAATTGATCAGACAAGATCTTATAAATCAGCTCAGTGTCAGAAAAGGCGAGCGAGTAGAGAACCCAGAGTTTGGCACCATGATATATGATGCCATATACGAGCCATTAACAGAAGCAATTAAAGAACAGATATTAGCGGACATTACTCGCATATTGAACTCTGATCCTCGCATAGCAGCATCAAACATACTGGTATCAGAACAAGGCAGTGGAATCAGCGTACAGGCAGATCTTACCTATGTGCCCTACAATATCACAGAGAAGTTAAGGTTTAATTTCGATCAAAACTCCACATTAAGTCTTTCTTAATCTACGCACTTAACGATATTAATAAATATCAGTGCATAATTTATGTCCACAACTGATAGACAAAATCGATTACTTGTAGCCCAAGATTGGCAGAAAATCTACACCAGTTTCCAACAGGCTAATTTCAAGTCTTACGACTTTGAAACCATCAGAAGAACCATGGTGGGTTACCTTAGAGAAAACTATCCAAACGATTTTAACGATTTTGTAGAATCATCAGAGTACATAGCTCTCATAGATCTTATTGCCTACATAGCACAGAGTTTGAGTTTTAGAATAGATCTTAATGCTAGGGAAAATTTCTTAGAGACAGCCAGCAGAAGAAACAGCATACTTAGATTGGCACGATTAATTAATTACAATCCTAAAAGAAATCAACCAGCCACTGGCTTATTAAAAATAGTATCGGTTGCAACCACACAGTCAGTCACAGACGGCACCGGAGTGACCATATCCAGCAATACCATTCTATGGAATGATCCTAATAATCCAAATTATAGACAAAATTTTATAGACATATTAAATGCATCCAACGTACAGGGACAAATTTTTGGAAGACCTAGAGAATCTGATACAATAGGTGGAATAGATACAGAAACTTACACTTTGAATTCTACCAATATTGATGTGCCTATATACACCATTAATAGGACCATCAGTGGCCTCTCATTAAATTTTGAGATAGTGCCATCAACAATAACAAATTCAGAATCTATATATGAACAAGCCCCAGTGCCAGGCACAGGATTCACTTATCTTTACAGGAACGACGGTGCCGGAGACAGCAGTCCTAACACAGGATTCTTTGTATTGTTCAAACAAGGTTCATCATCTGTTTTTAATTTTAACATTGCTCAACCAGCCACTAATTATGTTCAACCAATCAATGTCAGTAATATTAACAATTCAGACGTTTGGTTGTATCAACTGGACGATTTTGGACAAATACAAAATTATTGGACACAGGTGCCAGACCTAATAGGCAACAATGTAATATACAACAGTCTTAGTGCCGACATCAGAAATATCTATAACGTGGTCACTCAGGAAGGGGACAGCATCAACTTGGTGTTTGGAGATGGAAATTTTGCCAACATACCTTCCGGTGCATTCAGATTTTATTACAGAACAAGTGCCAACACTAATTTTTCTATAAAGCCCACAGACATGCAAGGCATAACCATCAACATACCATATCGTGACAAGAATGATGCACAACAGACTTTAACCATCACTTGCTCATTGCAACAGAGCATATACAATGCATCGGCCTCTGAAACCAATGCCAGCATAGTGACCAAAGCCCCTCAAACATATTATTCCCAAAACAGAATGATCACTGGAGAAGATTATAATATAGTACCTTTGTCGGCTTCACAAAATATTATAAAAGTTAAATCCACCAATAGAGCAGCCAGCGGCATCAGCAGAAGTAAAGAGATATTGGATCCCACAGGAGCATACAGCAGCCTGTCTGTATTTGCCGATGACGGAATAATTTACAGAGAAGAAAATAATCCACAATTTACTTTTACTTTCGTTAACAACAACGAGATAATGGATGTGATAGAAGGAAAAGTACAATCTAGATTGACCGAAGCTTATTCTAGACAGTTCTATTATTTAAAATATGGACAAAAAGATCTTAGCACACTAGGAGCTCGTTGGATATCTTCTACCAGTGGAACCAACACCAACACTGGTTATTTTGCTTCATCGGGCCCATTGCCTGTTGGAGTAACAAGCAGCAACGATCTCAAATATGTCTCTCCGGGAGCATTGGTTAAATTCACATCACCGGATTCTAGAAAATTTTTGAATAATAAACTGGTGCCCGCAGCCACAGGATTGGCACAAGATAGATTATGGGTAGAAGTCTCTAATGTGATTGGAGATGGATCAAACAGTGGAGTAGGAAATCTTTCATCGGGTCTAGGACCAATAACACTAAGCAATCAAGTACCTTTGGGGTCGGTAGCTTCGGCAGTGTATGCTCCTTTCTCTACAATTTTTGATGATAATCTCACAA